GTGATGTGAGACGTCATAATACCCCACTATGGGAACATCCACTGCCAGTGTGTGTAATTCCATTAGCTGAACCTTTTAAGGTCAGAACAATTACGAAAGGTCATGGGCCCTCGTACTTTGTTGCTAGACCTCTTCAGCGTACGTTGAAAAAAGCAATGAATATTTTACCTCAGCTTGTTCTAACAACCAGACCGTTATCAGAAATTGATCTTCACTGGCTGTTAGCTGAAACGCGTAAAATTGATCCTGAAGGACAACTTAACTTGTTTTGTTCCGGAGATTACAAGGCAGCGACTGATAAACTTAATATCACCCTGACGAAAAAGATCTTTGAGAACCTCTTGCGTAAGTTTGACTATCGTAGTTCCATTCTAGACCGCACATTCCGTGATGTTTTGTACGAACAAGTACTTACATACCCTAAGTGGTCGGGCCTTGAGAATATCCTTCAGAAGAATGGTCAATTGATGGGATCAATCCTGTCATTTCCTTTGCTTTGTCTCGCAAATTTAATCACGTATGCTATTGCTTTAGAAGAGTATCTTGGATTCTCTGTGTGTCCAATGGAATACCCTGTTCTTGTCAATGGTGATGATATCCTGTTTATGACCAATGCGAAAATGTATAGCATTTGGTTGAAATGGATCGACCGTTCTGGTTTCAAACTTTCGACTGGTAAAAACTATGTTCACCCAAGTGTGTTAACAGTTAATTCTGTTGCATACAAGTATGATCGTCGTCGTAACATGTTTTCACGTTTGAACTACCTGAACCCTGGTCTCATCATGGGACAATCAAAATCTGGCAATAAAGCTGAAGAAATCCCTATTTGGGATACTCACAACGAGGTCTGTGCAGAGGCTGTTAACCCTGCACAGGCATCTAGATGGTTTATACATTACCATAGGAACGAGATCGACCGTTTATCTAATGATGGTCTCTTCAATTTGTTCCTACCACGCTACTTGGGTGGTCTAGGTTTTGAACCTTTTAATGAAGTGAAGGCAACTAACTTTCAATTGGGTTTAGCTACGTACCGCTGGCAGTTAATGTCGGCCGGTCCGTTTGTTACACAAAGTGAAATTAAGTTCAGTGCTCCAACTGCTTCAATGTGGAAAGGAAAGGAACTCGTTGATGGGTACTCTACCCTCAAACCTTTATATGGTCCATACCATTCACAATATTACGATGATTTGTGTTCATGTCTCATCCCAATGAACCACTACATCACGCCTACCGTGATCGGAGCCGCTTTCGTACTTGGAACTGAGAAAACAGTTCCCAAGTATAAAGGTATAAAGCAGGCAGATATCCGCATGTTTAAAAAGTCAGGTACTAAACACATACCTCTCAGCGCCCTACTTAACCTGGGTCAACAGTTCAAACGTCATTCACTGACATCCGACACTTTGACTCCATACTCAGGTTACTACTTAAATAATTCAGCATTGGTCCTCTCAGGGACCAAGAAGTTTGGAGGTTCACATCCGTGTGTTCCTTCCCATGTTCCTAAAGAGCATGTCCAGTTAGAACTGGAAATCATTCTAAACAATGCCCAAAATTAATAAGTTAGTCAGAAAAGTAGAAGCG